TTTACAATCCAAGATGTAGGAATATTAGTACGATCTCCATAAGTATAAGATCCATCTTCTTCAATATATGCTGCAAACAATTTAATAGAATGTTTGTTTTTAGAGAATAGCCATCCTTCGTTTACTGGATGTGCTAGTTTCATATTAGTAAATTCTTTGTGCTCAGCCCAACCTGAATCACTTACACAGTCAACCCACTCAACTCTGTATTTGTCATAAGGTAATGTATGAGAATCCTTAGAAAAAGTAACTTTCTTTTTAGTGAAGCGTTTCTTTGTCATTATTAGCCCATATAAAAGTTGAAGGATCATTTTGATCTAAAGCATCTAAAATGTTTTCAGGAACATCTTTTCCTTCTTCATCAAAAACTAATTTAAGATATGTGCTGTAAATAATTGCAAGAGCCATTGCGTCTGCAGCTTTAACAGACATACCAGGATTGGCTTTTTTAATAAAGTTACCAATAGCTTCTGGCTTAACGCCATCTAAAAAATGTTCAGAATATTGAACTTTAGTTTTAAGAAACTTTAATATTTTTGTCATATTTACGTACCTCTGGCGAGGATATATTTATTAACTATTTGGGTTGCAGTAGAAAATCAATGTTATTTTGTATCTTAGGTACAAGTTTATCATAAACAATACGCCATAACATAGAATCATCGTAAAAAAAGTTCTTATTTTTCCACATATCGTGATAATGATTATAGAATTTAGAGCATATATCAACAGCATCTATATCTAATTTACTCCAAAAATCTTTTTCACTCATACCATTAGTATGTAATTGATGATGATGTTTATAACAAAGAGGAACAGTAAATTGATCTCCAACTTTTTGTGAAAAACCTCTAGGCATAGCAAAAGTTACATGGTGAGCTTGTGACTGAGTATTTTGACATAAAATACATGGATTAGAAGCTACCCATTTTAGGTACTCTTTGTCCTTGATTCTTTGTACCTTGTCCTCTGATAGTATTGTGCACTTTTTTGTAGCCATAATATATTGCTAAATCTGATAGCCCTTCATGTACTTGGTTAGATGCTCTGCGTTCTGACATACTTAAATGATATGCTATCTCAATGATACCAAAATTATAATGACAAAACAACTTCATAATTTTAGAAACTTTTTTACCAAGATCGTCATCAACTTCTTTGACTGCGAGTGCAGCACCAATAGCAGATGCTATAAAATCTTTGTTAGTACCATCAATACGTTCTTTTAAAACATTGCCTGTACCACCACCTTGAAGTTCGCACATAAGACGATAACGAGATCCAGCTTCATATTCTTCAATAGATATAAGTTTACGATGAAACATATACATAAGACGAGATTCTCTAATATTTAGCCATACTTTACGCTTGTCTAAAATAGTAGAAATAAGTTCAGGTTTTTCAATGAGACGCATAAGATATTTTATAATTTTCTATAGCTTTATCAACGAAAGATTTAAAATTTTTATTCTTATTGTATAATTTGTTTAATCTAAAAACTCTGTTTTTGTTACAATTATGTAATCGAGCAATAGTGCTCTTACACCCATACACTTGTGTAGGGTGCAATAGCCATGAAATTAAAATACTTAAATTATATATTTTATAATCTTTACTATTTTTAACAATTTTTTTACCTTTTAATGTATCAAGAGATACACTATAAGATATACTACAATATTTTTGAATATTAATAACCATAAGGAGATAAAGATGAAGATTGAATATAGACATAGTGCTTCAAAAACTAATAGTTTTATAGATAGTCCACCACATTGGATTATCAATAATTTATATGATTTTGATTCACAACCCAATGCACGAATGATAATGGGTAGTGTAGCAGAAGAAACTGCAGAACACGCTTTGCAAAATCAAATCACTGATGAAGAAGTTATCATAGATTATGCAAAATCCAAATATATAGAACTAAAAGGTGAAGAATCTGACGATGAATGCCTTTGGTCTGGTATAATTGCTAATCAATTTGTTAAGGAACTTCCACAATTTGGAAAAGTTATTTCTTATCAAAAATCATTACAAATACCAGGTGATAAATATGGTTTAGAATATGATGTTATCGGCAAAACAGATTTTGAATTTGACGATGTAATCATAGATACTAAGGCTACTGCATACATAAAAAGACTAAAATCTGGTGCTGTAGATAGCAGATGGTACCCAAAAGACGCTGATTTGCGTCAACAAGCCCTTTACAAAGACCTTTTTAATAAACCGACAGCTCTACTGTATTGTTCTTACAAGGACGTTCACAGCGTAGATATGGAGGGCAGAGAGGGTCATTTAGAGGTGATTATACAAGCTATGAAACATATAGAACATATTATTAAAATAGCTAAAAATAANGAAGATATAGTTAAAATGTTTCCGTTAACTATGGAGAATTTTAGATGGGGAAAATCAGATAATGAACCATCTAGAATATATGCAAAAAACGTTTGGCAAGAAGCTTTTAAATAAGCTATAAGAGTTAATGCAGAAAATAGGAAAAATAATAAAACAAATAAATAGGAGAACAAACATGGAACACGAAACATTTGAATGCTCATTTAAAAAAGCATTTGAGAAAGATGATGGTCAAGTAACTGTCTACGTTACAAAAGATAATGGAACAGACATGACAATTTATGGTGAAGCTCTAGGCTCTCAAAGATGGCCTACAGGAGCAAGACTAAAAATTAATGCTCAACCAGTTAGGACAAGTAAGACAGGTAAACAATATCAAACAGCATCTAGAATAGAATGTCTAAGTGAACAATCTGCTGCACCTACATCTAATATGGTAAGTGCTACTGGAGTTCAAGCTGTTAGAAATATGTCGGACCAATTTTCTGAAAAATATAGATTAACTATGAGTAATCTTATAGCATCTTATATGTCAGGTGGTAAAATACCAACTGATTCAGAATTTCAACAAATTGATAATTACGTCAGAAAAATATTGGAAGCAAAAGCTAATAGTGTTGAAGAAATACTAAAAGACGATGTACCATTTTAACAATTTCTTATCTCCCTCGAGTTAGAAAACTAGGCATTGCTACATTTTTCAAATCAGTTGTTATTGTAGTAGTGCCTTTTTAAATTAAAGAATTTATGATTGAATTATTAATGATGTTAATTATCCCAACAGAAATAGATCCTGCAAAATTAACAATGAAATATGTTCTTAAAGAAAAGTTTATAGATTACAAAACTTGTGAAGAATATGTAGAAGAAAATTTATATTACAAAGATACTCAAGGCGTAGGAATATTTTATAAAATAGATACCAAAGAATACCAAGTTATGTTAACGTATTGTAAACCAACTAAGGATAAAAATGATAACTGAAAAACGATTAGAAGATGCACTAACATTTCTTTCAGAAACAGATGAGAGTAATGCTGAATCAAATGCTAATGTAAAATACTTAGATAGATTACTTAAACGTAAAAAAGCATTACATATTACAGGCAACACAGAAGATAAAAGTATATCTGCAAAAGAACAATCTTATTATGCAAGTAATACATATAAATCTGCAGTAGAGGAAATATTTACTGCCGAAGTAAAAGCATCTACATTAGAAAACAAACGTGATAAAGAAGGTTTAATTATAGATCTCTTTAGAACATTGGAAGCGAGTAGACGTAAAAATAATATATGATTTATAAGTTTAAGAAATGGGTTATACTTCCTGCTTATACTGAAATAGTTATTAGTGCAGAATCAGAAAAAGAAGCAATTAAAATAATTAACTCAATAGACTCTAAAACTTTAAGCTGGGAACAAGCTGAAACAATTGATCAGCGAATGACGTATGAAGTTATAGATGAAAAGTCCTGAGTTAATATTGTTTAGATCTATTATAAATCAAGCATTACATGATGCTATGTATGATGGTTTAAATAAATATTATCTTACAGATAAACGTAATGCTATTGCATGGCTTATAGGTAATTCAGTAGACTTTAAAACTATATGTTCTTGGGCAGATATAGATTCTGGTATAGCTTGTAAAAAATTTACTGCTGCAATGAAACTAAATTCATATGTATTAAGAGAAGATCAATACAGAGTATTAAATAAACCACGTAAAGAATATAAACATAAAGGAAAGTTTAGGTTAACATTCAATGACGCATAAAGATTTATTTAAAGATATGACATACAAATCACTTAATAAACAAGTAGACGGAACTCATTATAAAAATATGAAAATACAACCAGCTCATTTTATTAATGAAAATAAACTTTTATTTGCAGAAGGTAATGCTATTAAATATATATGTAGACACGCTGCTAAAGGAAAACAAAAAGATATAGAAAAAGCTATTCATTATTTAGAAATGATAATAGAAAGAGATTATAGTTAATCTAATATAAGTTTTTTAATTGACTTTTCACCCATGTATATTTCTGTTTCTGCTTTTGATTTTATACATTGATATTCTACGTTAGGATTATAAACTCTATTAGCAATACGTTTACCTTTTAAACATTGAGACATAGATTCTTGTATTCTGTGTTCTTTGATCTCTCCGTTGACAATCATAAGTAAAGCTATAATTAATTCTGTCATAAAATTTTACCTTTGTTGGGCCCTTGTTTTAGTACATATTTTTGTGTACCATTCTTGCCAATTTCCACTTCTTTTTTTAAATTTTTTGCTAAACTCGCAGCTTTATTTTCTTTGTTTATTTGTGCAATGTGATCTAATATTTTTCTATTAATACGTCCCGTTGCCATTTGCTCTTACCTTATCTTTTAATTGTTCAACATCATTTAATGCTTTTTCTA